CATTATTTCAAGGAACAGCTACCGCAGCTCGCTATGCAGACTTAGCTGAAAAATATCTAGCTGATGCAGAATACGAAGTTGGCACAGTAGTAGTAGTTGGCGGTAACGCAGAAGTTACTGCATCAAGTTACGGTGAGTTAGCCATAGGGGTTGTAAGTGCAAACCCAGCGTTTATGATGAACAAAGATTTAGAAGGCGGGACATATATAGCTCTTAAAGGACGAGTTCCTGTTAAGGTAGCCGGCGAAGTTAAAAAAGGCGATCGACTTGTAGCAGGCAACGACGGAGTTGCTCAAGTAGCCGCTGATAGATTAGATGTATTTGCTGTAGCGTTAGAATCTAATGACGATGCAGGGGTTAAATTAGTCGAAGCAGTGGTGCTGTAATATGCCTAAGTTTGACTCGCTACCAGTACCAGATAGTCAGAAACGAATAGTTCCTTTAGACTATACGGAAATCCGTAATAAAATTGTATCGATATTGGGATCAGGATCAGGGCAGCGTGGATACGGGCAAACAGTTGCTAGTTCTGCTGTATTTTCTGGAAATAATATCACAAAATTACAGTGGGATTTATTACGTTACGATATTATAAATGCTAAAGTGCATCAAGACGGAGTCTTGCCGTCAATAATTGAAGCAGGTGGATACATTGGGTATGGTCCCGGATTTCCTAATATTAATTACGACACTATTTCAGAACAGGCAATTACAGATAAATTTAGTATCGGTGACGGGCAATCAGTTCTGTCATCAGCAATTAGTCAAGAAAGAACTGGATCTTGGAGTACTCAAAGTCAATGCACACTTACAGTAACATTTGCAAATGCTGATGAAGCTAGATACTTTTTTAACAGTGGTGGAAAATTAAGATTTACAAGTACACTGTCGGGCGGTACAACAACATCACAATATAATGCATGGTATAACTTATTAAACACTACAATTGGTACGATTAATTTTGGTGCAATTACTCCTGTAATTGTTAATTTTTATACTCTTACAACAGCATATCAAACAGTATATCAAACAACAGCCAGTTCACCGTATTCTGCAAATTACTATGCCATAGAAGCACTATGTAATTGTACAGATCCAACCAATGTTAACGGAACAGCTAGTACAATTACATTTAGAGTAACATGGCGCGATGATTATACTGACATTGATGTACTATCGCCGCCATACGATACAGTTAACGGTACCTTAAAAATCCAAATTGACGAAGTTAAAGCATCTGGATCTATGTTACCTAGCGGATCTTTTAGCATAACTAGCCCAGGGTATTCAATATCATCGATCACGGCCTCCTAAAGATGTTAAATATCCTATAAAGGAACTGTGTGAATAATGACCGTAAATAAAAAAATACAAACAGCAGATTATAATGATATTCGAACTAAAGTAATTACTATTTTAGGTCCAGGATCTGCAGACTCTGGATACGGCCAAACTATATTAAGCACCGCAGTAACCGACAGTAACAACATTACAATTAACGAATGGGGTAAACTATATTACGATATTGTAAATTGTTATGTTCATCAAACAGGTGCTGTGCCAGCAGGTGCAACTTCTGCTACATTAAACAACATTATTAAATCGGATATTGACACTACAATAATTACTGCTGCAAGATCTGGAACAAGTCTTATCGTGTACGGAGTAACCTCAGGAATGGTTACAGTCGGCCAAACAATTTCTGGAACAGGAATTGTGGGAACTCCAACAATAACAGCGGCGGCTGCACAAACACCAATTACAATTTCAAGTTTTGTTAGCAAAACAGGCACCGGTCCGTATTATGTAGCATATACAATTCCAGCAGAACCATTAGCATTAGAAACAGGATTAACATACACTGTTGCCGGTAATAGTAATGCAACATTTAACGGCACATTTGCAGCAACGGCCAGTACAACAACCTCACTAACATTAAAGTATGACACCGATCCGGAAAGAACAGTAATATCTACGGTTGCTACTAATATTACAGTTTCGCCTGAGCCGCTATATACCGCAACCGGTACATTATCATCGTTGGGGCCAAACAGAGTGTTTGTAGGTAAAAGCATATTCTACATGTCTGTAACTAATTTTAATAATGCAAATTACAGCGGTATGTTTGCGGTAGGCAACGGCATATCAGGAACAGGCATACCAGCTAATACTACTATTACATCAATAGCAACAGCAACTACATCAATTGGTGACGATTATTATGCTATTAATATAAGTAATCCTTTTTCCTCTACCTCAACCACTGGATCATTTAGTGTTGGATCTGCAGGTACTCGATTAAAAGTTACTAGTACAGTAGGAGTTCTTCCGGGAATGAGCATTGCAGGTGCAGGGTTTACTTCACAGACTGTTAGTAGTGTAATAAATGATACAATGATATTATTAAGTGCTGCTCCCGGGTCAACACCAATTAGTACAGTAATATTCAAGCTAGCATACGGAACAGGAACAACGACAGTAACGGCATCGATGGCAACAAATCCGTGGGGCAGAAGCACATGGACTACCAGCACATCACAAACATTAGCCAGTAGATCGTTAACATTAGCAAGTGCAACAGAATACCCATATTCACAATATGATGCATTTGCCAACACATTAACCACTAATAAATTTAGTGTTGCAGTTAGTCAAGCAAGTACTACCGCCAAAGGATCTAAATCACATACATGGCCGTCTGCAACGTTAGGTACATTTTGGAATGGTACAGTATCATCAATAGTGCAGGTAAGTTTTTCATCAGCAGCTCAAGCTAGATATTTCTTTAATAGCGGCGGCGAAATTAGATTTGCATCATCAAGAACAGGTGGCGCAACAAGTCCAACTCCGGGCCACCAACAAAATACAGCATGGACTAATTTATTAAGCCCAACTACAGTAACACCAAAAGCGTTTGGTGGCAATAAACCAAGCACGGGAACAGCCCCTGCCAACGGCAACAATTTTTATAGATTAACCAGCACCTATCAAATTTGGTCAACTTCGACGGCATCTAGCCCATATACATCTAACGTATTTAGAATATCGGCTAGAACTCCTAGCGTACCTATAAACATTTTAGGTACTGCAACTGTGATTGAATTCTTAGTAGAATGGATTGACGGATATGTTGATCCAGGACCAGCAGTTCCAGAAAACCCATCGCCTGGCGACCAAGTTGATGGTACGCTGACTTTGGCAGTTAATACCTATGAAGCTACTGGAGTTCTTCAACCGTCCGGGACAGGAACATTTACAGTTGAGTCACCGGCAGTAACAATCAGCGACTTGACAACTGCAGGTGTGCCAGTATACTTAATAACACCGTCTGTAACATCAGTTAACGAAGGCGGCACGGTGAGTTTCTATATCAGCGGGTATTTTATTCCAGACGGGACATATACATATGAAATTGTTGGAACTAATGTTACTGGAGCAGACTTTACTGACGGAACATTAACCAATTCAGGAATTGTCACTAGCAGTGCTGGATCGTTTAGTAAAACTTTAGTTAACGATGTAGCAACAGAAGATTTAGAATCATTTGTAGTAAGATTGAAATCAGGAACTACAGTATTGGCAACTAGTCAATCAATTGCTATCCAAGATACTTCAGCATTACGATTAATAACTGCTAGCACCAGCGTGTCCTTTATAACAGGATCAGTATCAAACGTGTCTGGAGCAGGTTGGCAAACAATTAGTAGTATTACTTGTACACGCCGCGGTACAGCTAGATTTTCAGTATCAATTACAGCAACTAGTAATCGAATTATCAACTATCGCTTGGTAATTGGCACTGACATTTATACATTTGCAGATGGTGGTGTAAGAACCGCTACTACTCGAAGTGTTTCTGGTGTGCAAGGACCATATATTATGGCAATTGGTACCGTAATACGTCTAGACGTAGAAATGTATACTGACGCCGGAACATCAGCAATGTCTAGTGGTTCGTTTGCATTATTAGCTACAGAAGTATAATCACATACATATCTCCTAATAAACTAGCATTATAAATAAAGTGCTATGTTAATTAGGAGAATCCATGGAACCACAACTCAAAAAAGCTCTTGAGTTTTCAAATTATCGTCAAACCTTTTCGATCCAAAGAAAAACCCTTAAAGAAAAAACTGATGCCAAATTAACATATGGCATTAATGGCGGTATCTTTAAGATTGATCGATCATTAATTGCGTTTGTTCAACTGTTAATTGACCAAGACCGCAAGGTAGGAGTACCGTTAATTGACGCCAATGAAAATCCAATTCTAATTGACGATCTTGAAAAATTTCGCGATGAAATTTTAGACAGATATTTTACTTCTACTTTAGAATACTACGAACAATATCAAGAACTTAAAAAAAGTAGATCTGTAGAGAAATTATTAAGCCTATGACCCGCGGCGCAATAATTTTTGCACACAATAGCAGAGATATTGATTACGCTTTATTGGCAGTAATTTCTGGCGGGCTTGCTAAAAAACATCTAAATATTCCTGTTTCATTAATCACAGATGCATCAACAATTGAATGGATGCAAACTTCCAAAACTTATGAACGTGCAGTTGAAGTCTTTGATAAAATTATTACAGTAGAAAAACCCAAAACTACCAATAGCAGAAGATTGCATGATGGTGGGGTTAACAAAATAATTCCTTTTGTAAACACAAATAGAAATAGTGTTTGGGAATTAACTCCATATGATCGTACGTTGTTATTAGACAGTGATTATTTAATTTTTTCTAATAAGTTAGATGAATATTGGAATTTAGATGAAGATATTTTAATTGCTAATTCAGCAAATGATATCTACGATCAAAAAAGATTAGGGTATCACGACAAGTATGTTTCCGATACTGGCGTACATCTGTTTTGGGCAACTACCGTGATGTTTACTAAAAACGATCGAAGTAGGTCATTATTTGATATGATTGAATATGTTAAAAACAATTATGAATACTATGCAGATATTTTTAGATTTGATAGTAGGCAATATCGAAATGACATAGCTTTTAGTGTGGCCAAACATATTTTAGATGGATTTGAAACTTCAACAGCTATGAGCTTGCCACCATTACTAACAACTATGGATAAAGACATATTACATAGTGTAGATAGTCAAGGCAAATTAACATTTTTAATCGCATATAATATGGATTCCAATTATTCTGCCGCTGCAATAACAGGAATGGACTTGCATATTATGAATAAACAAAGTATAATAAGGAATGCAGAGGCTCTATTATCATTAATATGAAATTTGGATATTTAATAATTATTTCTGAAAACGCAGAACATGACTATCTTCAGATGGCCTATGCACTAGCATTGAGTATTAAAAATACTCAAAAACCAGGATACGATCAAGTAGCATTGGTTACTAACAATTCTAAAGCAGTATCAGAATTAAAATCTGCTTGGGTGTTTGATGAAGTAATTGAGTGGGATCAAGAAACATTTTGGGATGGCCGCAGTTGGATGGATCAACTAACACCATTTGAAAATACAGTATGCCTTGATGCTGATATGCTGTTTCTAAAAGATTACAGTCATTGGATTGATTACTTTATTGAAAATGCAGAATTATACATATCTAATAAAGCATATACCTATAGAAATGAATTGGTAATCAGTGACGACTATCGTAGAACTTTTACAAAAAATAAATTACCTAACTTGTATAGTTTTTATACATTCTTTAAGAAAGACTCAGAGCTGGTAACAGAATTTTTTACATTAGGCCGAGCTATTATAAAAAATCCTACAGAATTTAGTAATTTGTTTTTATCAGAATTCAAACCTAAAATTGTAGGGACCGATGAAGCATTTGCTTTGGCAGCAAAGATACTAGACATACAAGATATAATTGCATATCCTCTGGAATTTCCTAGAGTAGTTCACATGAAACCACTAGTACAGAATTGGCCGTGGCCGTCAGACAAGTGGAGTAACCATGTAGGCTTTTATTTTAATCGGCAAGGTCATTTGAAAATTGGCAATTACCAGCAGTATGATATTGTGCATTATGTTGAGAAAGATAAAATTACCGCAGAAACAATTAATATCTTAGAGGAAATTGCATGGAAGAAATAATTGATTTTGAAGAATTTCTGCGAAACATTAAACTTCCTGAAGTTTCATATGTTGCGGTATTTGATCCAGAAACAGGTGAAGTAAAAAGTGTAGGGCCTTCACACGCATTTGAAAACAAGCCATATAAAATCCCTTTAGATAAAGAAACGGCTGAATTAATAATTGAAGGCAAGATTAGAATTAATTCCTGCTTTGTTGACATTACAGGTAACACTTTAGAAATTGCAGAGATAAAATCAGTTTTTAAGATTGACGATGTGTTGCATCGTGTAGTTGAAACTAAGTGGGCGGAATTTGACAAAGCCGATATCTACATTACTTACGATAAATCGCAAAACACATTGACTGTTGAACTTACAGAAGAGTTTCACGGAACAAAAAAATTAGCAGAAAAATTTCAACCGGTCAATAAGCGAAAAGTTATTTGGAGTGGCGATACAACAATGAAGTTATTGATTACAGATTATAATGATCCAAATGTTTTGTACACAATGATTACTCTTACAGTAGCTGATTTAGTAGAACAGAAAAAAATATTTGAGAATATTGAATTACCAGAAAGGTTTAGTATATACACTAGACGAATTTTTAAGAATTATGTATTGGGTGATCTATGAAAGTTATAGAATTTGACATTGTTTTTATTTCTTATGATGAGCCTAATGCTGATCTTCACTATGCTGACCTGTGTAATAAAGTGCCTTGGGCTAAACGTGTACACGGAGTCAAAGGTAGCGACGCTGCCCATAAGGCTGCTGCTAATCTAAGCGAAACTGATTGGTTTATTACAGTTGATGCTGACAATATAGTTGACAGTGAATTCTTTAATTTAGAATTAGATATGGCAGATCCTAAAATACAAGTGTATGGATGGTGCGGCCGCAATAGTATTAATGGACTACGTTACGGCAACGGTGGATTAAAAATCTGGAAGAAGGACTTTGTCCTTAACATGAAAACACACGAAGCCAGCGAAAGCGATCGTGCGCAGGTTGATTTTTGTTGGGAAGAAGGATATCGTAATTTCCCTAGGGTCTATAGTGAAAGCATTATTACAGGCAGTCCTTTCCAAGCATGGAGGGCAGGATTCCGTGAAGGTGTAAAGATGACCTTACTTGATGGCGAGAAAGTGCCCGCACAAGAAATTAAAGAAAAAATTTGGTGGCATAATATCCATAGATTACGTATGTGGTCAACGGTTGGCGCACACGAAGAGAATGGATTATATGCAGTATACGGTGCTAGATTAGGTACATGGTTAGCAAATTGTACACAGTGGAATTATATAGAAGTTAGGGACTTTGAAATCCTTAAGGGTATATGGAACCAATACGGTCGACCTTTTGAAGAAGTATACGGAACTGGGCTGAAAGAAGAAATTGAATCATTAGGAGAAAAGATAAAAATAAACCTAGGATTAGATTGGCCTACACTTGATGCACAACAAAGCAAATACATGTTAGAGTTGTATGAAGAAACAATCAACTTAGGTCTTACATATTATAGAATGCCAAATGATATATGATTTGTTTTATGTTAGTAAGGACAGTATTGCTGATGAAGATTGGAATATTTTCAAGCAGCGATTCCCTACGGCACAGAAAATAGAAAATGCTGTATCGTTTGAAGATATAAAAAAACGTGCATTTACAAAATTGTTTTGGGTAGTTTGGGATGATTTAGTTGTGCATGATGATTTTATATTTGATTATCGTGTACCTAAATGGGACGAACAGTATATTCATGTTTTCAGAAATGGAAGTCACTATAACGGTGTTTGTTTATTTCCTAAGTCTGCCAGCGTTTCTAAAAGAGAATACGATTTTAGATTTTTTAATGTTAAAAAAGAAATTGATATTGTAGCCAGTGACAGTAAAAATACAAATTTTGACATTGTTTTTATTTCTTATAATGAGCCCAATGCAGATACTAATTTTCAAACCTTACTATCTAAAGTAACTTCAAATAAAATACATCGAGTCAACGGTGTTAAAGGAATACATCAAGCACATATTGCCGCAGCTAATTTAGCTACTACAGATATGTTCTGGGTAGTAGATGGTGATGCTATAATTGTTGACAATTTTAATTTTAATTTTAATGACCCAGAAAAATTTACAGTACACGTATGGCGTAGTCGCAATCCTATAAACAATTTAGAATACGGATATGGCGGAGTTAAATTGTTACCTCGCAAGCTAACATTGACTATGGATGTTAACTCGGCAGACATGACTACAAGTATTTCTACAAAGTTTAAGGCAGTTGATACAGTTTCAAACATTACCGCATTTAATACTGATCCTTTTAATACTTGGAAATCTGCGTTTCGTGAGTGTGTTAAATTATCTAGTAAAGTTATTAACGGCCAAATTAACGAAGAAACACAAGCAAGGTTATACTTTTGGTGTAAATTAAATCCGGCTGTAGAGTTTGGATCAGAAGCATATCGTGGTGCAATAGCAGGACAAAAATACGGGGAAGAAAACAAAAATAATATTGAAGCCTTAAAAAAGATTAACGACTTTGATTGGTTAATGGAGAAATATAATGACCATTAACAACAATATCAAAGGAAACGAGTTAGTAAAAATTAACGGACGATACCAATCTAAATATTTTCAAGACGCTGGTGCAGTGTTTGAAAAATTAAATGAAGTAAGTCCTAGTTTCTGCTTGGCTAAATGGTTTAACGTAAGTATACATATTCCTACAGGGCAAACACACAGTTGTTATCATCCTCGTAGTCATCAAATTCCTCTTGAAGAAATTGCTATAGATGTTAGTGCGTTACACAATACCAAACATAAAAAAGAACAACGTAAATTAATGATCGAAGGTAAGCGTCCTACAGAGTGTAATTTCTGTTGGCAAATAGAAGATAGTGGTACACAGTTAAGCGATCGTGCCTATCGTAGTAAGGATGTATACGAAGACGGACTAGTTGAAGAAGCTCGGGCCTTAGGGTTTGAAGGTAACGCTATTCCACGCTATGTAGAAGTAAACTTTAATCAAGCCTGTAATTTTAAGTGTAGCTATTGCAGCCCACATTTAAGTACAGCATGGCAACAAGAAATTGAACAACACGGCTCGTATGTACTATCTGATAGAAAACATAATGACATGTCATGGGTTAAGTCTTTGAATATAGATAATGGTCCAGACAATCCTTACCTAACAGCATTTTGGAATTGGCTGCCTGTTGTATATCCTAAGCTGCAAACTTTCCGTATGACCGGCGGCGAGCCGCTAATGGATAAAAACACCTTTAAGATGTTCGATTACATACACGAGCACCCTAAAACCGACTTAAACCTGTCTATAACGTCAAATTGCTGTCCGCCAGGAAATCAGTGGAATAAGTTTATGATATCATTGAAGAAAATCACTGAAAAAGACGCAATTGATCATTTTATGTTGTTTTGCAGTTTAGACTCGTGGGGCATAGAAGCTGAATATATCCGTAACGGCATGGATTTTAATTTACTGCACAAAAATATAAGAGATTACCTTGCCAACAGTAACAAGCATAGTTTGACATTCATTATTACTTTTAATGCGTTAAGTTATACAGGATTTGTAGAATATATTAAAAATATACATACCCTAAGAAAAGAGTTTAGTAAAGATCGACAATTAATTTGGTTTGATATACCTCAATTACAAGATCCAGATTTCTTAAATCCTAAATTATTACCAGAGATGATTACAGAACTAGAAGAGGCCAAAGCATACATGCTAAGTAATCGTGAAGGATTGTTTAATCATCACAAAGGGTTTAAGGATTTTGAAGTTAGCAAAGTACAAAGATTAATCGATTGGATTAAGGCAGACAGCAATTTTAATAAAATCACTGCAATGAAGAATTTTTATCTATTCTTTAATGAGCAAGATACTCGTAATAATAGAAATTTTATAGATGTATTCCCGCAATTAGAAACTTTTTGGAATGAATGTAAGGAATTAAATGGATCATAAATTACAATATATTAAACTAGTTAGAGATAAGCTGAACAATATAAGTCCTAGTTTTTGTACAATGAAATGGTTACACCAAACCTTATATCTCCACACAGGTGATAATCACAGTTGTTATCATCCTAGGCCGCATCACATAGGGTTAGATGAAATTGCCATTGACGCCAGTGCCTTGCATAATACCAAATGGAAAAAAGAACAGCGCAAGAAAATGTTAGAAGGAGAGCGACCAAGTGAATGTCAGT